ACAAGGTCCGCCACCAGGCCAAGCTGGAAGAAGCCTTCGAAGCCGACTTCGGCACCCGGAACTGGCCGTAATGACTGCCGACCAACCCGCAAAGCGGCGCGGTCGGCCCGCCACCGGCATCCGCCCCGAATTGAGGGAGCGAGCGGACGCCGAGTTGGTAGCCTACTGCAAACTGCAACAGTTGACATCTCCTGGCTTCCTTGCTGGCCTGGTCGAGCAGCACCGCTTGGCCAACCAGCGAGGGGCGAAGACACACCAAGTCCTCTGATATGAGCTACGAGAAAACCAAGCCCGGTAGAAAGGTGGTCCTTATGGTCAAGTCTTACGAAGTCACCCGCGAGTTCATCGGCGGAACCCTGAAGGGCCTGACGCACACCAGCGTTCAGCGCCACTCTGAAGGCCTCCAGCCCAAGGAAGGCGCCGAGGTGGCCAAGCCCATCGGGGGAAGCCCCTACAGGGTTGTGAGCGTCAAGGAGGTGGCCAATGGTTAAAGTCTACTGGGCCAATTCATCGGGAACAACTTAATAAAACGCGGAGGACCGCCGCGCTAAACAAGGGTCACGAACCGGAGGGCCGCCGGTCAACAAAGGGCCACGCGACCAACTCCGGGGCCTTCGGGCCAAAGATGAACGACTCTCGGCGCGGGCGGGAAAAGCCGCCGGCCAACAAGGAGGCCCCAATGACCAACCCACTCACCAACTCCAAATACCACAAACACCTAATCGCTCAGTATTGGGTAGCGAAAGACCGCTTCTCGGAGCTCAAAGACCGGGGGTGCGAGTTCACCCCCCAGGGCCGAGAGGCTTTCGCCCAGTTTATGCGGCTTGAAGTGCTGCTAAACCGCTTCTAACACCCAAACGACCGGGGGCCCAGCCCCCAGAAAGCGAGGCCCAAAATTGCGGTAGTCTGTGCTCGTGCTTTTGGGTTTTCGGACCGACAAGCCCCAAGAACGGGGCCTGGCTGCGGATTGCGGCCGGGCCCCGTTTGCTTTTGAGGAGAACGACACATGGCAACAGGAGCGCGACGGGACCCAGCACCGCCAGCACCAGCACCAGCACCAGCACCCCCAGCACCGGCACCCAAGCCGGTTGACGAGAAAGCAGCGCTTTTTCAATGGTGCGAAAACCAACAGGCCCGAATTGTCTGGGGCGAATACCTCAGCGGCCGCAAGTTTTGCAGGGTCAGGGTGGGCAGGCAATTGGAGCGCGAAGGGCCCGATTTTGTTACCGCCTGCCTTGACGCCAAAGGCGCACACGAACGAGCAAACAGGAGCAACCCCTTGCTAAGGCCGGAAGAGTAAAACAAAATGGCCGTGCTGACCGATAAGAAAGGGAAGCGCGGAATGCCCACGGTGGGGGCTAGAAGCTCCACCCCTTTTGAAGGCTTCCTTCCGGTCTTTCAATCCTTCCTGGAAAGCAACATTGCCAACCCGGACAACCTGGGCGCCGACATTTACAGGCGCATGCTGGAGACTGATGAGACGGTTTCTAGCGGGATCGACTTCATTTCCAGCACCGTGGTTCCCCACCTGGGCGAATACACCAACACCAACCGCAAGGCCCAGAAATACATTGATTCTCTGTGGATGAACTGCTATACGAGCCTGGAGCAGGTGATCGAGGAGTTGATCCTGGCCCTGGTGTTCGGGTGGGCGGTTGGCGAGCTCGTTCTTCGCGAGGAGGACGGCCGGATCTGGCTGGATGATGTCCCCTTCCTGCTTCCTGAGTCGACCACGATCGCGATCGAGAGCAACCCCAAGGCCCAGAACTTCGGCCGGGTTCGCGGCTTCAAGCAGAAGAACGGTTCCGGCCAGGAGCTTCCGAAGTCCCGCATGGTCTATTGGGCCCACCGGATCCGAAATAGCAACCCCTTCGGCCAATCCCGGCTGAAGCCGGCTTACAAATCCTGGTTCTTCAAAGACGTTTTCCTGAAGGACTGGGGCCGCGCCCTTTCCACGTTCGGAAGCCCGATCGCGGTGGCCGAAATGACCAACCCGAAGGCCCAGGATGTTGACAACAGCGGCAACCCGACCACCACCGGGGAAAACATGCTCAGCACCCTTCAGAACCTCTCTGGCGGGAGCTCGATCGTTCACGGGATCGGTGACAAAATCCGCCTTGAACAGGCGAAGGTTTCGGTGGGCAAGGACTTCGAGAGCGCTGAAAATCACCTGAACAAATGCATTCTCCGCGCGCTTCTCATTCCGGCTTTGCTGTTTGAGCCGACGGATATCGGATCTTTCGCCTTGGGTTCCAAGCATTTTGAGATATTCATGCGTTCGATCGCGCGGATTGTAAAAGACCTTCACCGGGTTCTGTTGCTTCAGATCTACAGGCCCCTTCTGACCCTGAACTTCGGCCCCAAATGCCCCCTAGGCGAATTCAAGGCCCAAGTCCTGGAAGAGGAAGACCTTAAACTTTGGGCCGAGATCCTGTTCTCCCTGATGAGCGCGGGCTTTATGTCAAAGCGCGAGCTGGACGACCTGAACGCGGGCCGCGCCAAATTCAATCTAAAGCCGCTTACCAAGGTGCCCGTAGAGGAACCCAGCGCCCCCGACACGGGCGACGGCGGTCAGGACCCTAACCAACCCCCGCAGACGGATCGCGGCGGCCAGGTGGCCGGCAAAACGGCCGACGGCCGCGAGGGATCGACCACAAACCAGCCCCGGCCTGGCGGCCGCACGCCCACCAAGCCCCAAGGCAGACCCCGGAGGAACGCATAGTGCCCAGCGCTTTTGAAGAATGCTGCAACCGCCTGCAAGAGGGCGGGCTGGATTCCGAGACCTCTTGCCGCGCCTGCGAGATCGCGTTTTGGGACGCCTTTGGGCTGACCACGGAGGCGGCGGACAATTACGGCGTTGACCCCGGCGGGGACATTTCTGGCCGGGCTTACCAGGCTGTTTCAGAGCTCTCGGCGGCCGAAGAGGAACAGTTCGTTGGTATTGAGACGGAGATTCCGGCCACCCTTGCCGCGCCCGTCAAGCTGGAAGCCTACGGGCTACCGGGCGGCGCCGAGAGCGAGAAGAAAGAGGAAGAAAGCCTTTTTCGCGAGGTTCAAATTCTCGCACCCGGCACCTATATCGACGCGAACGGCCGCAAGTTCGAGGTTACAGACGCCCACCTGAAAGAGTATGCGGCCAATTTCGATCCCAGGAATAACCCCCCTATTCTGCTTGATCACGAGGTCAAAGCAGACAACCAGAAGGGCTGGATCCGTGCGATCCGCTACGAGGCCGGATTCGACGAGAATTCAAGCCGGCTCATGTCCCTCTGGGAGTTCCTGGATGAAGAGGCCATTTGCAAAGTCAAAAAGGGCCTTTGGAAGCGTGTTTCTGGAAGCTTTGGCGTTGCCGTTCGGCGCGTTATTGAAGGGTCTATTGTGGTTTTCGGTGCGTATGACCGGGGCCCTGGAGACCGTGCAGAGATCCTGAGAAAGAAAGGAAAAGCGAACATGTCAAAACCCAATACCCCGGCCCCGGAATTGACCCCGGGAACTCCTGCAGTGCCGGCTGCGCAACCTGATGCAGCCCCCCTGGCGGCCGCTCCTGTGGCTCCTGTGGTCCCTGCTGCGGCTTCCAACGAGGTGGCGGAACTGTCGGCCGAGCTTTCCCAAATGCGCGCCAGAATGGCACGTATGCGCGCGAAGGAAGACGCTGCGGATTTCCGCCTGCTGATGGCCGAGGGCTTCAGCAGTCCCGCCAACGAGTCCAAGGAGGTGGCCTTTCTGGGCAAGCTTCCGGAGGAGCTCAAGGACGACTACCTCTCTCTACGTCGGACCCTCCCGAAGGCTTGGCAGGCTGGGCGCGAGAGCACCCCTTCCGACCCCTCCCCCCTCTCGGCCACGAGTTCGGCCGACGTTAGCCAAGATGCCCTCTTGGCCCAACTTCAAGAACAGTCCGGCATGAAGCCGGCCGGAAAATAAGGAGGGTTCTGTTCATGGGTCTCACTTCCACTTCCTATATTCCCAAGGAGGTCAGGGCGACTGGTGACGAGTCGTATTTTTATGCGATCCCCGTCACGATCGCCTCTGGCGCCGGCGTCCTGGACGTTGGAACAGTCCTCGGAAAAATCACCTCCGGGGGCAAATACAAAGCCTATGCCAACGGGAACAGCGACGGTTCGGAAGTTGCCGTAGGTATTCTTACCGAGCGCGTGGACGCCACCTCGGCCGATGTCACCGGGATCGGCATGTGGGTCATGGGCTTCTTCAAAGAGGCGGAATTGACCGGGCTTGATTCTAACGGCAAAACCGACCTCGCTTCCAAGTCCTATTCGGACGGAACGATCCGGCTCTAAAGAACACCAGAAAGGAAACACGAAAAAGTGATCACTTGGCCCACTACTCTAACGGCTTCCAAACTGGTGCAAACCTGGCAAGCCGACCCGGCGGAATTCATTGGCGCGGGATACATGCCCCTGAATACCACCGATTATCTCAATACTTCGATCATCAAATACGATCGAACCAAGCCCGTCACCGGCATGACCAACGCCTACGGGCGGAACTCAAAGCCGATCCTGGTGAAGGCGACCGGTGTCGAGACTTTCAAACAGGACACCGCCTACTGGAAAGACCAGTTGCGCCTGGATGAATTCGATTTTCTGGAAAACCGAGGCCTCGGCGCCGACGAATTCCAGCGCCTCGGCAACCAGCGCTTTCTCATGATGGCCCTTCAGGGTGACGTTCGCCTGGAGACCCGCATGGAGCAATTGCGCTGGGGTGCGATGCGAAACGAATTCGCTTCGGGTGTCACCTATAACGGAGTGTTGGTTAAGGTCGATTATGGGATCGCGGCCGCTACGACCGCTTCCCCGCTTTGGACCTCTCCCAGCACCGCGAAGCCGTTAACGGACATCCTGAACGTTGTTCTGGGCCTGAAAAGCACCGGCGCCACCTGGGTCGATATTGTCATGAACGACGTGACCGCTTCCTACCTTCTGGACAACACCCAGATCACGGACAAGGTCAACCGTTCGCAGGCCCTGGCCGATCTCAATATCTCCGACGTGGGGAACATTATCAAGAATTTGACCATGGGCAATGGTCAGATCAAGGGCTGTCCCACGATCCGGAATGTGGTCGTTTACGCAACCCAATACATTGATGATGCCGGCGCAAATCAATACTTTGTTCCCACGAACAAGGTTCAGTTTATCGCTGGTCGAGACGTGCCCCTAAAGGGTGCGACCGCCATGGCGCAGGCGCAAAGAGGCGGCGAGTTCGCTTCCACCCCTGCGATTATCGACGGCTTCAACAACACCCGCCCCGGCAAGTTCATGATCGTTGAGGACTACAGCCGAACCGGCACCCCTCACCTGCTCATGACCCCTGGGATCTTCGGGCTTCCCGTTGTCTATCACCCCGAGTGGTTCAAAACCCTCACCGTCGGCTAAAGCCAGAACCTTTGGATACCCCCGGGGCGGAAGGTCGTTCTCCCTGCCCCGGGGGGGTCCAATTTTACCCTGTGAGAGGAGCGGAAAAAGATGCCTTACTGCGTTGATTCTGACGTAAAGAAGCGCGCGGATTTGCTTGCCACTTTTGACGCGCCCGCCCTGGCCCCCGGAATTGCCTGGGCCGATGCGATGATCGATGCGCACCTGGGCGGCCGTTATACCGTGCCCTTCAGTTCCGTTCCCGTGATTATCAAGGAAATTTCAGCGGATCTTGCCGCTTATTACACAATCTTCGAAGCCCATACCGCCGGCGGCGAGAACGCCCCGGTTGAAGCCGCTATTGAGCTCAAAACTCGCGCCATGGACCTGCTGAAGCAATTGCAGGAGGGGACGGCCATGCTCCCCGGTGTTCTGGGCAGCGGCGGGGCGAACCCCACCCCCTCCATTCTTTCCACGAATTCCGGACCGAACTCGGTGCGGGCCTTTGACCTGGTGAACGTGCCCAACATCCTGGAGCCTCCCTTTGCTCCTCGGCAGGGGTGGCCCCGGTGGTAGATCTCGGCTTCAGCATGGACATGGGCCCCTTGGATCGGGTGTTCTCTGAGCTCAAGCGCCGGACGGACAACCTCGAGAAGCCCATGGAGCAATCGGGCCCTGAGGCCATGAAAGGGTTCGCTGACGCCTTTGCCCAGGACGGCCCTGGTTGGGCCCCCAACAGCGGCCGGAACCCGGTCCTGGACAAGACAGGGGCCCTGTTGGCCAGCTACACCCGCCAGGGCGCGCCAGGGAATGTATTTATTGTCACCCGCCAGGGCGCGCAATTCGGATCCTCTTTGCCCTATGCGGCCCTGCACCAACTGGGCGGCGAGACGGTCCTGCCCAACGGTCGGAAGGTCACGGTTCCGGCCCGGCCCGTAGTCAAGCCCGCCACAAATGACTTCCTTTCGAAATTGGGCGCCTTTACCGCTCAGTATTTGGTGGTGCGCGGTGGATATTGATCAGATCTTAGATTCGCTGGTGAGCTACCTGGCAAGCTGCCTAGAGGACTCAGGGAACCCAAACGCAGGGATCATTCCAGGCGTTAAGAGCGTTCTTGCTGGTGACCGAAACCCTCTGGATAAGCAGCAACCGGCGATCACGGTAGTTTGGGCCGGCGAGGACCTTTCGCGCGGATCCTTTGGGCTGGGCTCGGTTCCGACTCAGGTGGATTTTGACATTAACCTTTACCTCGGGAGCCTCCCAAAGGGTGACGTTCCAGACGAGAAGGTTCGCCAGTTGTATTCCTCTGTTGCTGGCACCAGGGGCCTCCGGGCGGCCCTGCTGAGCTATCCGGGCGGCCAGGGCTTCACCCTGGGCTTCGGGGCGGTCCGTCCTCTGCGGAAGTCTGAGAAGCCGGACATTAACTTTTCATCGGGCCTGACTGCTCGCGTAACAGCGCGCGCCCTGGGCTTTAGGTAGAAACCAAGAAAAGGAGAAAAGCAAAATGCCGGCTGGTGTAATTTCAGGCAATAGTAACAACGTCACGATCGGCGGGGCGCAGGTGCTGTTTGATTCCTATGACATCGGGATCACGGAAGGCGATATTAACGTTAACCGTGAGACCCAGGTGAAACAGGGGAAGGACGGTATTCCCCTCCAGATTTATCTTCAGGTCCCGATCGAGGAGACTTGGAAGATCAAGATCCCCATGGTGGAGTCGACCGCGAGTAATATCGCGCGCGCCTCTTCCAACCTGGTGGCAAATACCACCTCCGCTTCCCCGGTGGTGGTTCCGTTCGGCGGAACTCCGGCCACTTCGGCGGCTTTCACCTTCGCTTCGCTGCATAGTGGAAGCGTTGAAGCGATCATTCTGGCGGGCGCGAACGTTTCGGCGATCACCGTTAAGAATGCGGCAGAAAGCACTACTTACGTAGCGAATACCGACTACATGATCGACGCGATCAAGGGGATCATTTATCGCCTACCGGGCGGAGCGATCACCTCTGGCCAGATCGTTCATGTGGCCTACACTTATACCCCCGTTTCTATGGACGAGATCCTTTTGGGCGTGAACCTGCCTTTGGTGAACAAGAAGGTGGAGTTTATTCACAAAAGCCCGGTTTCTGGAGACGTATTCCATTATTGCTACTGGAAATGTCAGGGCACCGGCAACCTGGATTTGAGCTTCAAGAAGCAAGAATTCATGCTGATCACTGCTGACCTGGTGGCCATTCCTGACGCGGTGGCCCACCCGACCTGTCCGACCGGATTCCTTCGCAGAGTTCCAGCGGCTGCGGCCGCTGCTTACCTGGCTGGAATCACGATCGCGGCTTAACCCTTCACAGGGGAGAGGTCGGCCCCGGGTCGGCCTCTCCCTTGTGTCTATCCAAGCGAAGGAGAACGACAAATGTTGAAACTATACCGACAGGAAACGCCCTGCGAAATTGAGGGCCGGAACTTCGTGCTTCGGGAAATGAACGGCGCTGATCAGGTGGTCTTTTATGACCTCGTGAAAGAGATCGCGACTCACCAGAACACGTGGGAGCTTCACAACAAGGCCGGCACCCAGGCGAGCGAGGAGGCCCGACAGGCAAAGGCTTCGCTGGATTCCGCAAACCATTTGCTTTGGCAAAAAATGCTGAATCCTACGGACGACAAGGGGCCTATTACCCTGGAGTGGGTCAAGGCCAATACAAACGGCCGGTTCGGTGACGAGGTGGTAAGGGAGCAAATGCGCCTGAACGATTTCGATAACCAAATGGGAAAAGCTTTGGCCCGGGCGGCGGCGACGAATCAAGCGGCGGCCGCTCTCTCACATGGGCCGATATTTGCCGCACAATCGGTTCCGTCTACCACCTAGATCCGATCTACGGGGTCTGGGCCGTCTGGAGCCCCAGGCAAATGATCGAGCACTATCCCGATTCGGTCCGGCGGGAACGACGCAACTGGATGATCCTTCAGGGGATCGTTCTTCAGCAGAAGGGCTTTGAGGAGTCTGACTGGGGCTGGCTGGATGAACTCGAGGACCGCAGGTGGGGCGACGGTGCGGAAAGCCCGGATAAACCGAAGCCTAAGACACAAAGGGAAATGCTGGCCGAACTGCGTGAGCAGGGCCTGAAACAGTTGCGAGAGGAGAAGAAAGAGGTTGTCACAGCAGACTGAAGCCCCGGTAGTCCTCAGAGTCTTTGCCGAGAAAAGCGCCTCGGTTAACTCTGTTCTGGACGACACCCGGGCCCAGTATGGCAAACTCGCTTCTTCGATCGAATCGGTCGGCCGATCCGCGACCCTGTTGGCGGGGTCGGCCACGGCTGCCTTGGGCGGTCTCCTTACCCTCTCGGTGCAAGTGGCTGGGCAGTTTGAGCAACTGCAGGCGAAGCTGGAAAGCACCCTTGGGAGTAGTGAGGCCGCCCAAAAGGCTTTTCAGAGCGCCCTGACCTATGCGGCGACTACCCCTTTCGACGTTCAGTCGATCGTTTCGGCTACGATAACCTTGGAGGCTTTTGGGCAGTCTGCCCAGCGGGTGCTTCCTATCGCGGCCAACCTGGCGGCCGCCTTCGGCGAGAATATCAAAGACATTTCGCTGATCGTTGGCAAGGCGTTCTCGGGCTCTTTGGAGGGCTTCGAGGGCCTGCGCAACCGCCTGGGAATCGGGAACCTTCTCCTGGAGAAATACGGCGCGGAGCTCACCAAGACCGGTTCGATTGCGATCACCACCTCCGGCCAGTTGCAGAAGGCCCGGGATGCGATTGAAAAGGTCGTTCAGGCCCGCTTCGGGGATGCGACGGCCCGACAGTCGCAAACTCTTTTCGGAGCGCTGAGCAACCTGTCAGATAGCGTTCAGCGCGTTGCCGCAAGTTTCGGACAGGCCCTTATCCCGGTGGTAACCGGTGCGGCCCGTTTCCTTAGCACGGTGGTTGACGTTTTCGACAAGTTGGATCCGAGCCTGAAGAAGTTTCTGGCCGGGGCGGCGGCGGCCGGTGCCATCGGCCTGGGCCTGGTGACTGCGATCGCAGGCCTTGCCACGGTGGTCGTTTCCGGAGTGGGAAGCCTGGTTTCTTTCGCGGCCGCCCTGGGTGCTGTAGGCACCGCTGGAGCCGCTGCGAGCGCTGGGGTGGCAGGTGTGACCGCTGCGAGTTCCACGGCTACGGCTGCGGCCGCAGGGTTCGCCAGGTTGGGCGCGGCCGCTTCGGGAATCGGCGGAGGCCTCTCCAGCCTAGCGACGGGAGCGGCGGCCGCCCTGGGGCCGATCGGGCTACTGGTGACCCTCCTGGGCGGGGCCGCCTTCGTGGCGATCGAGAGCTGGAAGGGGCAGATCGCGGCTACCGAGGTTGCCCTCCAGGAGCAATCTAGAGGCCTTGCCAGGGCTCGCGAGGAGCTGGCCCTCTACAAAGACCTGGTGGAGAAGGTCACGGGCTCACAGCAGGCTTTGGCGGCCGCCGGCGGGGATATTGACCGGATCGGTCAGGCGGTCCGGGAGTCCTTTGCCAAAGTTTCGGACACAGACTTTGCCGAGAAGTTGGCGGCGGCCGGGGTCAATCTGGACGAATTGCGCAAGGCCCAGCAGAAAAACCGGGAGGAGGCGAAGCTTCTCCAGGAGCAGATCTCCTCGCTAACCCTCGTTTACCAGAAGCTTAAGGACGGTTCGATCGGCCTGCTCGCGGGGACTTCTACCGCCGATGTTGAGCAGGTGAAGAAGGCCCTGGGCGGCCTGCCCGTGACCACGGACAACGTTCGCGGCGCCCTGCAGAACCTGATCGTTCGCTTCCGTGACCTGAACGGGGCAAACCTGATCATTGGCCAGACTTCGGAGCGCCTGCAGGGCGTGAACGCGGACCTGGACGGGGCAAGCAAGAACGCCCAAAGCCTTCAGGAATTCCTTCGTTTCGCGACCAAAACCGATGATGTGGGAGCGCTTCAAGGCGCCTTCGGAACCCTCCAGGGCAAGATCGGTGAGGTGGAAGCGGTCCTGACAAAAGCAGGCGTCCCCATCGGCAACATGAACGCCTTGCAGCAAAAGTTTCTGGAAGGGACCGACGAAGAAAAGAGAGCGGTGAAGGACCTTCTAGGCCTGTATGAAGCCCGCGAGAACCTGACGAAAAAGATCTCCGGCCTGGAAGACCAGGCGGTAAAGGACAAGATCCAAGCGGTCCAGACCCAGATCGAGCGCGAGCGCGTCCTTGGTGACGTTTCGCTAGCGGAGGAGAAGCGGCGCCTCTCGGAGCTTCTGGGCGTGGTCAAAGCTAACTCTGACGAGGAATTGAGCCTTCGCAAGAAGATCAAGGAGCTGACCAAGGCCGAGAACAAAGCGGAGCTTGACGCGGCGAAGAACAGCCTGGGCCAGGTGGCTTCTGACGCCAAGGGCCGGCTCGAGGAGCTCCGGGCGACCGGGAACGCCACGGCCGCCGATAACGTGGCGGCGATCGAACAGATCCTGGTGCGCCTGGACGCCTGGGCGAAGGCGAATAAGCGCCTCGTTGATCAAAACCCTGAGCTTCGCAAAGAGCTCTCTCAGACCGTCGCGAGCTTCCAGAAGGACTTGGACAGCGCCCAACTTGCGATCCCAAAGGAACGCCTGGACGAGGCCCTCAAAACCGCGAAAGCTTTCGGCGCCGAAGCGACCACGAACGCAGAGAAGTTTGCCGCGACGGAACAGGCCCTTTCTTTCTTGCGCAACGTGCAGGGCTCGGGGCAGATCTCCACCCTGGAAACAAAAAAGAAGCTTCAGGCCGAGATCGACCAACTGACGGCCGAGGAGGTCAAGCTTCAAAAGGAGATCACCAAGGAGACCGAGGCCCAGGCCCGGGAGACGGCCGCCCTTAAGCGCGAAAACCAGAAGCAAGATCTCGAAGTCCTGAAGGCTGAAGCGGCGCTGGAGGGCCAAAGCACCTTCCGCAAGTTCCAGATCGCGGAGCTGGAGAAGAAGATTCTGGCCGAGAGGGTTCAGGCCGTTCGCGACCAGGAGCAGGCCGAGATCGCTTCGGGCGTGAGTATTGAGCAGGCTGCGGAGCGGCGGGAGCTTCGGATTACCCAGATCAAAAACGAAGAGACCTTGAAGCGCTCCCAGAAGGAAGAGGAGCAGACCAAGAAGGTCGAGGCGGAAGCCAAGAAGCAGCAGGATATTCTGGACGGCTTCCGCGCGAAGCGGGTCGGCGGGAAGAGTAGCCCTCTGATCTCCCAGGAGGAACTTAACGCCTCCCTGAGCTTCCTCCCAAACTTCTCTTTGGATACCCCCCTGGCGCTGCCTAAGCCACCCCGGAACCTCAACAGGGTTCGCGCGCAGGTGGACGAGGACATCAAGCAAGGCGAGCGCCTGAAGGGCCAAGGAGAGTCCCAGAAGGGCAAGGCGGGCGGCGGGCTTCCCGGCCAGGAGACTCCTGGGGGCGGCCAGGGCGCCGGTGCCGGCGGCGGCCCGGCTACTCAGGTAACGAAGCAGTATAACCTGGGCATGCAGGGCTACCCGATCGATAGTCCCGAGGTGCGCAAAGCAATTGAGACCGTAGTCGACTATGTGATCAAAGCCAAGAAATTCAACGAGGGGGCAGGCTAATGCCTTGGATCTTTTCGCAGCAGGTTAGCATCCAGAAGCAGGTAGAGATCCAGTATGGCCACCGGGGATCGACTACCTACGGGAACCGCTACATTTACGATCAAATCAAGCCGCAGGAGCCCGCGAAGTTTCGCGGCGAGCTGATCGATGATACCGAATATCAGACCTTGCTCACGGCGATCCGGATCCCGATGGATCAAGCCGGTAACACCGTGACCCTGGTCGTTCAGGGCGAGAGCTGGCAGGGTAAGATCGTCGGCCTGGAGGCGACCCGGATCATGGGAACGTCTTACTGGGAGGTAGAGGTGACCCTCTTCGAGGCGGTCAAGTTATGACCGATTTTCACCCCAACTTCACCCGCACCCTGAGTCTATCCGGTGGATCCGAGGTGGCCCATGCCACCGTCTCCCGGATTGGGTGCAAGGCGAACCAGGGCTGGAGTTGGTCGGGAGTGGTCAACAGCGCCTCTGGGCCTGACCCCTACCAGGACCTTTTCACGGCATACCAGATCGCATGGACTGATGGCCTGGGGAATAGTCGGACTTCCCCGGATCTCGCTTGGGTTACCCCCCGAGACTACTCAGAGGCCTCGGTGAATTCGGGGCCAGCTATCCAGCAAATGGGCGGCGTAGATCTGACCGGAACTAAGATGCGGACCAACAACCAGAGCTTCTCCTCGTTCCTGGCTTCCAGCACGAGCGCGATCCTGAGCGCCCTGGCCACCCGGGCCGGTATCACCCTGGACGGATACAGCGGCCGGGACGAGTTGGATTTTTACGTGATCGAGGAGGACGTTAAGAATTCGAAGCTTATTGACGCTTTGAGCCGAATCCTCAACGTTGCGGCGGGGGAGTATTATGTCCGGCCAGACAACCGCCTGAGCCTGCGCCTCTGGGAGGATTCGGCGCCAGACCTGGACTTTGATTTTTCCGACTTGAAGCACGTTCCCGATCCGGCCCGGATCTTCACTGGGCTACGCCTCGGGAAGCGCAGTTCGGCCCGGTATGACACAGAACAAGTTTATGATTTTAACTCCTCGGGTTTCGTTACTCAGACGCTTTCGCCAACCCTAAACAGCCCTTTCGCTACGAACGAAAGCGTTTCGGGCGCCGGCAACGTGGCGGCGGTGACCTTTTATAACGCTTCAGATCAGTGGGTGGAACACCAAGACTTTACGCTTGGATCCCGGCCTGCTCCCGGAGGAACTCGCGGGTCTGGGACCTGCACCTATTTGGTGGCAGAAGTGGTTCCTCCAACCATTGGCACCACGATTCGCGCCAGGATTCGCGTGAATGGGACTGCGCCAGGTGCGCTACCTACCGGGGTTTCGCCCGAGTTCATTTACCCGCCCATGGCCACGAGTTTGGGGGCGTGGCCGGCGGAGGGCGATTTTGTCGACCAACTTTTCCCCGGCTACGCCTGGGCGGAAGCGCGCTATCCTTACATAAAAAGCAAGTTGAACGCCCCTGCCGACAAGTTGATCATGACCGGGGCCCTGCAGGCCAACAGCACGATCGACCTGTTTTCCCGCTTCACCTATCGCACTAGAGTTTACAAGGTCGACTCTATCGACTGGGACTTCGACGCCAAACAGACGAAGCTGGAGCTTGTCCGGCTGGTGTCCGAAAGGTAGGTTTACATGGGACTTTTTGACAGCAATCCCCAGGTTTCGATCAACGTGGGCGCCTCGAGTGGCACACATGGCGGCGTGAAGATCAATGGCGAGCTTTGGGAGGGAACCCCCCAGGTGAACGGTTCTCCGCAGGCCTCCGGATACGGGGCTGTGATCACTGCGCAGGTTGGCCGGAAGCAGGTAATTCTGGGTGTGGGCGGGTTATACCCGAACCAAACGGAGGCGTAAGCGAAATGGGCCTCTTCGACTCGTTTCACGCAGAAAAGATTTTCCCGGTGACCATGGCCGGGCCGGATTCTTTCATGCTGGATGGGGAGGAATACCAGGGGAAGCCGCATTGCGCGGGCCGGGAATTTGCGCCCGGGGAGAAGTCTCACATAGTATTCACGGCCAACCAGAACCCCTTTGGCGGCCCGGTTGGCAGGCGTATGCCGGTGATTTTTGCTGGCGCCACACGGCGATCCTGGATGGTCGAGGGCCCTCGTGGGGCCCTTGCGTTCGGACTGTGGCAACAATCGGAAGGATTCCCCACCTTACTGGGGGGGCCGCTCTCACCGAGCAACATGCCGTCCTTCGGCTCCAGTTCACTTTTCAACCCTGGCTTTCCCAGCGGGGCTGAGAGAAGGATCGGCTGGAGTGGCATGGCCCTGGCCAGTTCCGGGGCGGATCGGCTCCTGCTCTATTTGTCGACTGCCTATAATGACGATGCGGAAACCGATCCCAATGAAGACGCGATCGGGCTGGTGGTGAACGAATGGAACCTGGGCGCTGGGACCCTGGCTGAATATACGATCGCGTTTCCAAGCCCGTTCGATTCGGACCCGGGCGCCCCCGGAACAAGCCCCTGGTTTCCCCACCGGCTGGGCAGTTTCTTTTACAATCCAGAGGACGATCTGATCACGATTGCGACCCCGTTCGGGCTTTATTGCATGAGTCGAGAACAAGACTCTCAGGTCCTGACCCCATGGGCTTCGGACGTTTCTAGGGCCTCTCATGACCTGGCTTTTTCTTGCGGGTGGTTCCAGGCCCTACAGCACGGGTGGGCGGAACAAGAGGGCGCATCCGGCCCCGATTTAAGGGGGTGGATCCGTGCGAGAAATTCGAAAGACTGGGTGGACACCTGGACCAGGACCCTGGCTTCGCTTTGCGGGACCCTCACCCCGGGCCGGATCTTCCAATCCGGCCAGACGGACCGCTATACTGGCTTCGTAGTTTCGAACGATCGCGTTACTTATGACCCCGAAAACCAGAGATGGATGATCGGGATCTCCCTGGCCGAAGATTCTGAATGGGTAGGATCGGGCGGGGGTGGAGGCCTGACCGGCCGGGCCGGCATCGTGATCAGCACCCTGGCCGGCTCCACCGGTGCAACGGTAAACACCTACACGATCGAAGCGTTAACTTCCGATGCGGTCGAGGTCAGGCCCGGGATGCTGGCAGAGGCCCTGGAGGCCGCCAACGAATTGCAGGCGGCCCGCCTAGCTGATCAAAAAGCCCTGGTAACTAGCGAAGACTCTTCTCCGAAGGATCAGTTCAGCAACTGGGGACCGGGCGGGCCGGGCTGGCCCACTAAGTTTGTGACGGTAACGAGTTACCCTGGAGCAAACCCTACACGATCCTACAGTTTCCCCGCGTTATACCACGTGGTGCTAAGTGGAGCGAGCCTGCCCAGCACGATCTCCGGTGGAGTGATTCCGGCCCCTAGCCTGGACGGGACTTCCCTATTTCCCTTGTTCTCTCCGACGAATGGCCACGTGCGCCTGAGGAAAGGTGACGATGGCAACTTCTGGACTGTGGTATTCAAAAACAGACAGGTGGTAACGGGGTATTCATTTACCAACGAAGCAGAGATCCACGTTCCGTATGGGTCTTTTCCCGGAGAATCACTGACTTACGAGGTGTTAAGCTCCGGCGCCGATCTCGTAGGAGACGGCTACGAGGGAGGGGGGTCGATCCAGTCGCAAACCCTGATCCTAACCCGGACGGTGCCCCTGCTGGCGGACATAGATCATGATTCCTATGAGACTTTGCTCCTTTGCCTATCCCCCTCTCTAGTGGAGATCTCGCGAACAGATCTGAGCCTTAGATTCCTGGGTTTATACGCGGACAGTATCGCGGGCCCGCAAACCGTCCCCGTCCCCTCCTGGCGCAACGTGTCCGATTGGGCGATCCGGGGTCGGGTGATCTTTATTCTTCGAGACTTTTACAGGTCGGATACGGAAGGCGCGGCGCTGGATCACCCTCTGGATTTCAAGCCTTACCTACAGATCCTGGAGTTGTCGACCCTGGAGGAATTGCACAGGATCGAGATTTACGAAGACGACGAAGACGGCTCGGGCGGGAAACTGATATCTGGCATTCAGGCGGCCGGAGATCTGGAGTGGGCCGAGGTGGCCTGCGCCCAGGGAGCCACTACCCGCCTGCTGCGCGTGCAGATGCAGGCGGGCCTTACTGATACCCCAGACACCTACCGCCACACGAGAACGGATCAGGAGTTCCCTGCACCGTCGGACGAGTGGGATCACCAGGTGGTATACAGCGGCGCGACCTACTGGCCCAGCAATTTCGGCGCGATTTACAAAAGCACCTAACCACTACAAAGGAGGGCGAAAAGATGATACACTACCCCCGAACGGGCGAAGTCACAAAGGGAGCATTCCGCCCGTGAGTAAGCAATCTTCCAACACCCTCAAGAGTGGCACGATCGCCAGCAGTGTCAGCGACAAAATGGCCTGGGATCTTTCCACAGAAGACCTGCGCGCGTGCCAGGTTCTCACCGTCACCTCCTCGGTTGACACCGTTCTACACTGGCGCGAAGCCGCCACCGCGGCTCAACTCGCCAGCCCACCCGAGAGCCTTCACCATGAGTTCGCTGAGAACGTGACGGCAAACACGACCCTCCGAATAGTAATTCCTCGCGATCCGTCCTTGCCGGTGGGGCACGCTTGGGTTGCCACCGGAAGCGGAAACTACAGTCTGGCCGGCGGCCAGCGCTGGGGGTCCTAAATGAGCGTTGCGAGCCAAATCAAAACCCCTGGCCAGGTGAAGGGCCCCGGCAGCGGTGCGGGCGCAAGCTTTAGCGGCACGAGCGGGCAGATCACACTGGGCGACGGAACGGCCGCAGACAACGTGCCCGCCGGGGCCTTCGATAATCTCAGTGCTGCTGACATGCCGACCGGAATCGACGCAGCCAAAATCGGAGCTGGCGCGGTATCCAATACTGAGTTTGGCTACCTGGACGGCGTGACTAGCGCAATCCAGACTCAACTGACCGGCAAGCAACCGGCCGCCACCGGCACCCCCAACGGCAGTAAATATTTGCGGGACGACAACTCATGGCAGGCTGTAAGTGCGACCGATGCAACTAAAATGGCCCTGGCTGGAGGCGTGTTTACCGGCTACCCGATCCAAAAAATCGCCGAGGTATCGGTAGCCAATGGATCCTGGGTAAACCTTGCTGTTGGAGTGTTGAGCGGACTGCTCGCGGCACGATTTACGGTCCTATTAGGTGGGGGATACGGCACTCGTAGCTTTTATTGGGACGGCTCGACTCTGACGGCGCTACCCGATTTTAGTAACTCGGCGATTGTATCAGGGACTCCATCTACGTATGGGTTTGGCTTGCAGGTGTCAGGCAACAACATCCAGGGGTATTGCGGTAGCGGCTATGGCACCGTTGCGGCCTCACTATCCCACTTCTCGGCACGATAAGGAGCTAATATGTCCGCAAAAGTTATCACTGAGACCCCGGACTACGACCCAAGAAACCCATACCACTATCGCAAATGGGAGCTGGCAGGCAAGCCTGACCCAGAAGCCCTGGATAGCGACGGCGAGAAATGGCGCCCAAGTATCCAGCTAATTCTCCAGGAGGATGGCAAATCGTATCTCCCCAGGCCTCTTCCCGAGCCAAACCCTGTAACCGACGTTGAGACTGCATCCCGGGCTCTGGCCACAAGGCGCCAGACGCGCGAGGACGTAATCTTTTCTGATACCGCCGGCCTGGTGGCCACCTGCTACGCCTGGCTGCAGCGCGAGTGTGTTGTGCCTGGTGG